CGTGTTCTGAGAGGGAGCGAGGTTATGTTTTGGGAATCCCAAAACGCCTCGCTCCCATTTTCACCAAATCGAAGTCGTCAGGACACAGGTCTTCGTATATTCCGTATGGGGACAATGCGTCGGAGTAGTCTATTTCAAGCCACTCCAAACGAGTCAGAAACTTGTCGTAGGTATCAATCTTTCCGTTGGCGGCATTGATATAGAGGTCGTAGACCCGCTTTGCGAAGTCCTTACGGATGTCATCCACATTCTCCTATTTCTTGTTGTTGGGCATTTCATATCGCTTGACCGTGTTGCGTAGGGCTTTTATGATTTAGACGAGAGTGACGGTGTAGGAGTCGTGTTTCAGTCGCTGATGTTTACGACTGACGACAAAACCTGCCATCTTGAGGAGGGCTACGGCATTAGTGACGTAGGGTTCGTCAACAATGATATACGGAAAGACGACGTATTCTTCGAAACCTCCGAAATACCCACCGAGGAAGCGTGGAAATATGTACTTGTCGAACCCTGGGCCTAAATAATCATTGTATATGCCTTCGGTGCTTGCTGCAAAGCCACAAGCGGGTGCTCCCTCGTAGTCGAGGAAGCGGACTGAAATGATACTGAGTCTTGCCGACACATCGTTCTTCTGGAAGAACTCCACGACTGCGTTCTGAAATCCCGCCGTGTCGAACGGTGGCGCTTTGAACCCTTTCTCCTTGAGAATGTCCTGCGCTCTTACAAATTTTGTTACTGCCATAATTTTATCTATTTTATTGGTTAATAGCGACCTCTACAATACGAGGTCGTTAAGGCAAACGTTGCTGATTGGTTTGTGATTGGTTTGCGATTGGTTTATAATGCAAAGGTAGCGTTTTTGTCGCTATTTCACGAATAAATGCTGTACTTTTTAAAGTAATGACGTGCCTGTAGCCGTGTTGCGTGACTGTAAGGATTTGATATGTACCGGCTGAGAAATCGGCAGGGAGCCAGGTGTCAACCTGGTGGACGGCGGATGATACGAAGCCGGTATCATTAAAGTCGGCTGCACGGCACGTCACAAGGAACCGCAAAATTCCATTGGTTGTATTGTGGGCACGATTGGAGACGGGTGCATTGCTGTAGGTGTTTGATTTAGCCCAGTAGTGGGGCTGGGTGCGCCGGTTGTTGCAACCGGCACAAACCCAGCCCTTATGTACTGGGATATAAACGTTGTCTCCCCATCGTGCCCGATTTAGGCTTGCAATAGTTTGTCTTCCACAAGGAGCGTGGCGCATGGCTGTAAGATTTTGGTCGAACTCAAGCAAGCACGCGGCGAGCGAGATGGTGATAACCATCCAAGCGCCGCGTGTAAGCTTGGTGTAGCAAATATACTCCTTCGGGGAAGACGAACGTCTGCGCTGACGTGAGTGGGCTTGAACGATGGCTGTGGCACATGGATGTAAACGAGTGATGTAGGTCAGGTTTCTCGATGACGACGGCTGTTTGTTCGCACAGCCGTCGTCATCGTTAGCAACCTGAGCGCTAAACGGATGCCATTCTTCAAGCCGAGGGCGGTGTGCGCCGCCTTGCACAGGCATTACGCCGTGGAACATTTCTGTAAGGTTTTGATTGTACCAGCCTTAGGATACGGGATACACTCTGGATTGTCCAGAGGAAATCCCGTATCTTTGAGGCGGGTATATAAATGTGGCGTCCTGCTCTGCGCAGTTCCGTGTTCTCGGAAATTCATATAGGTTTTGTTGTGGATGCAGCGTTTGGGCTGCATCCGTTTTTAGGCGTTTGTCAGAGATTGGCTACAAGCGTGTCGTATGCAGCTCGCGAGGTCAGCAATGCGTTGCGCATGAGACCGAGTGACATGAAGCCGTCAATACGCTCGGGTGTCTTAGTTCTGTTAGTTGTGACATTCTTTCCTCGTCCTCGTGAGATACATCCCACCTTCTGTTCCTTGGCAAAGCCAAGACCTCCGATGCGTCGCTTGCCGGTTGCGGTAGCACGCAGAGCGTCAAGAATGAACGTAGACAGCGTGTCGATGTCCTCCTTTACGTTGATTATCGGGAGAACCTGCGTAGCCCATGAGTGATCGTCATAACCCTTGTAGATGTATCGGTTAATCATGTTTACCGATGTCGTGAGCGTTGCACCCCGTCTACAGCACGAACGCGACTCTATCTCCTTCTGAAACGTCTTGATGCGTGTAGAGGAAAGCGATATGCTGCTGCCCTTGATTGAATAGCCGAGGAACTTGAACCAATGGTTTGCGTCAAGATACTCCACCTTCTTCGGGTTGAGCTTCATCTGCATATTGCCAAGCTCCTCGGTAAGGATGTGCATCGCCTTAACGTAGTCACTACCGACATAAAGCATATCGTCGGAGTAGCGGGCGTAATAGCCTTCGAGCTGCGATAGTTTCTCGTCGATATGATACAGGATTACGTCTGCGAGCCACGAGGCTACGGAGCAACCCTGCTTCAACGACTGGTATTTCTCGTGCAGCTCACCTTCGGGAGTGAAGTACAGGTCGGAGTGATAGTAGTCGCGAAGGACATCTATCAGAGCCGAGTGTCCGTACTTTTCCTCCACCTTGTCAAAAGCTGCGTCAACGAACTCCAACGGAACACTGTCAAAATACTTCGACAGATCGGACTTGAAGCCGAGCACATCGGGGGTCTGCAACGCACACATACGGCGTGAAACCTCCTGTACCACCTTACCGCAGCCGATACCTTTCTGATACGAGCGACAGCTCGGATGAACCATCTCGGGCATAAGCTCGAAGAGAAGGTCGTTGGCGATGGAGAGCAACACTCGGTCGGCAGGCTCGTTCACATATACAGTACGGAACTCGCCGTTATCTTTCGGTATCTGCGCTGTATGTGGCGGCATTATCTTGTACTTGCCGTCACGGATGCGCTGATACATGAGTGCGCGCGCCTCGGGTTTGGTGAGCTTATAGAGCACGCCCTTGGATATGTCCTTGACAACACCTTTGGCGATTGCATACTGCCAGCGTTCGGGGGCGAAAAACATCTCTAAAATCTTATCTTCTTTCATAATTCTATTGTTATTTAATGGTTTGTAAATAAGTCAAGCGGTTACGATGTGTAACCACTTGTGGTTTAGGCTGCGGAACGTGTCTTGTACTCCACGATGGCGGCGAACGAACCGAAGCCGTTGCGCCATCTTGATTTCTCGTACTTCCATCCGTTTTCGCGAAGATACTTACGGCAGGCATAGCGTGACATAGGCATTGATTTGTCCAACGCTGCGTTCACACCCTCGTACTCGAAGGTGTAGAAAACAATTCTGTACTTCATAGGCTTAATTTAAGATGTGAGGAAGATTCCATGCTTTGTTATGGTATGCGATACGAAGTTCGCAGAGGCTCTTTGTCCTGTATTTTCCGTGACACACGAACGATGAGAAAGCCTGTTTCTGTCTGTCCCATACGCACCACCACGTTTTGCCGTCAAGAGCAACACGCTTGGCGGGCTTGAACCTTTCCTTGTCTGTTAGTTTATACATAATTCCTTAATTTTGGTTGATGTGCCGTCTTCAGACGGCTTTTAGGCTGTTTACCAAAGATATTCTGATAGGGTATCTATCATTAGCTTGGTTACGCAGTCATCATCTATGTCGCTGACGTATTTGTTTACGTCACATCCATAGAGTTCTTCCCCTTCTTCGACTGCTTGCAATGCCTGTCTTGGAATGTCTCTTATAACGAAATCCAAATCAGCCTTTGTCTCGCAATCGTCAATGATACCATCTGGAATGTTGAGAAGCACGTTGTCTTTCTCATCAACGAGATGCCATTCATATTGTCCTGGAATAAATCTTACGTTGTTCATAATTCTTATGTTTTGGTTAATGTGCGCAGTTCTTAGCTGCGCTTTTTAGGCTAATCCACGTGCTCGTAGATGTGGCGCATGGCATCAATAGTTCGATAGTAGTCCTGCTCGTCATCGACTTCTATCTCGTCGTCGACATAATCTTTGGAGGTAAGTTTTATTTCGTCTGCATGATACTTTTCAGTAACTTTATTTTCTGCCTCCTCTACGCTATTCGCTTCTACGCTCACAATCTTATTGAGCGTTTCTGTAATTGATACATAATACTTCATAATTTCTATAATTTGGTTCGTTGTGAGGAGGCTGGCTCCTCTGTTTGGGCTAATCCCGAAGATGATACTTCCATCGCAATGCTTTCGTGAGGGAGTTCACGACCTTAAAGGGAAGTTTGTAAAACCACCGACCCATGTTGTTCAGCTGGATTGCATACTCCTTGTCAATTCTCTGAAAGCCACGCTCACCGCTATTGTCGATGGTGTAGCAGAAATACTTGTTGTCTTTCATAATCACAATAATTTGTTTTTTGTGAGGGAGATATGTCTCCCTCGATTTAGGCTGCGCTATAAATATAGCCCTCGCACTTTGTGCCGTCTTCGTAGTAGTAATCTTCTCGTACCGACAGTTCTTCTCGTACCGATTCGTCGCTCGCCCGATACTCATACTCCTTGTAAAGAGTATTGAAAAGACTATCATAGCATCTCTCCATGACATCACGGAACGTGAGGCTACGGTATTCGGGGCGTGCCCAGTTGCGGTAATAGTCAAACAACGGCTCAAGAACATCGCAGTCGTAGCATACGCCGGTCAACGGACAGCCGTCAAAACTCTCCATCAAAACCTTGCTGCGACGTGACTTGTAAGTGTATTTGCCGTTTTTGTCGTACTTGCCGCAGGTTGAGTAGTACTTTCCACGTATCAGGTACGGCATGATTTCGTTGCTGATGTAACGGAACAACAGTTTTCCGCTTAGGTCTTCAAGGTCGAACCCCTCAAATGCCAGCTTGTCACTGCAAACTCTACCGAAGTTGTAGCCACAATAGCCGACGTCGTAACATGTTACGCGAGAGTCGGTTATACGCTCAAATTCTTTAAGCGTATCATCGAACTCCATTATGCTACATTCCATAGCATTATCCATAACATCCCAGCGTTCACGCTCGATAATCTTGTCTTGTACCTCCTTCGACAATTCGTCAAAGGAGTACACCTTAATCGTTAGCTCTTTCATATTCAATTCTTTTATAGGGTTAATATTGTTCCGTTGTCGGTGTCGCTCCGATTGTGGTTTCTTTCCCCAACGGATAAGCCATGTTACTCTGACTCATTGTAGTAGCAGCGCACTTCGCCCGCCTCCTTTGCGAGGAGAGGGAGTATCTTCAGTGCGTTCTTGTTGCATACGTTCAGCTCGATGCTCACCACCTCGTCGTAGAACATCTTGAACTCGTTCTCTTTAATGATGCCGAGGTGTCTTTCGTCCGTAATGAAATTGTAGAGCTGGTATGAGTCTTTGTCCTCACTGATGAATATCGCAAGAGCGTTGCCGCCGTAGATGCCAATCTCGTACTTTCTCTCGTTCTGAGAGATGATTGCCTTGCCCATCTTGTCAGTCCATTTCCATTGTAATGCCATAATTCTTCTGTTTGTTGGTTAATCGTACCTCCCAAAAGGGAGGCAGTTTAGGCGATAGCCTGTTCTTCTTCGCGCATGTACACAATCTCAGAAAGCCAGTTGCTGAAATTGTACTTGATGTTGTATGTACCGAAGGCATCGAAAAACCAATCTTCAAGATATGCTCTATCCTCTTTAGCTCGCTCGCTGTCTTCTGCGGAATCCAAACGAGCAACCATTTGAGGAAACAGACGGAAGTAATCATCTCCGGCATACTCAGAAGACCAACGTGTACCCGTAATATGAGCGGGATAATCGTCCTCGATGTCTGCGAAATTTCCAGGCATACTATGATTGTTCATGTGAAGATATTTCTTCATGTCTCTATTTGATTCAAGAGCAAAATCCCGCGCAAGAGACTGGATATTCTTGCCGTACAAATCGGCAATGTATTCCTCTATATCCTCTGGATTGTCGCAGTCTTCAAGACACTCACGATAAAGAGCTTCTATCGTTTTAGCGAAACTGAAAACACCGATGTAGTCGGCTACCTTCTCGACAACCTCGCCTTTGTTGTTCATAACAACTTCTACAATATTCTTTTCCATAATTCTTTGTTTTTAGGTTATACTTGCACTCTCCACAAGGGAGAGTCTTTTAGGCTTATCAAAACCACAACGGAATGAACTTCGCAATATTTTTAGCTTTTCTGCGGTCTCTTCTGCGCCTTTCTTCGTAAGCGCTTCCGTTGACGCACTGGTCGGCTGACCGCTGAACCATTGCACCTACAGCCCAATAGGCTGGAGTGTAATCCTGCGGAACTTTATCCAAGTCAATGCAGCCAGAGTCGAGTATTTGGTTGATACACTTGTTAAACTCCTCTACGTTTCTGTAGTTGCGAACAACATGGTTGCACTTTTCGATAAATTCTTCTCTCGTCATAATCATAAAATTTGGTTAATAGAAATCCCCACCCGTGGGAGTGAGGATTGGTTTGGCTACAGCAGCTGGCTTGCTTTTGCTGCATTCTCGCAGTTGGTAGTCGTGGAAACTCCCTTCCACATCGTTCCGAAATGATCTACGCAAAGAATCCACAAGTCGAGCTTGTCTGAGTAAGAGAAGATAAGGTCAGGGAAATTCTTCTGCATCCATTCCTTATCTTCGCCGCTCATGTTAGTGAGAAACCACTGGAATATCTCGATTCCGTCCCTGCCGTCTTCATTGTCATTTGTCCACTCTGGATACTCGATATTCTCAATTACTGATTCGTCATTCTCCACAATATTGTTGCAGAGGATAAACGCATTTCCAAGCCAGTGTACGGCTGTGTAATAATCTGTTATCATAATCATAATATTTAATGGGTTAAACGTCGTTCTGTGCAGATAGGCTGCACAGATTTGTTGAGGCTCAATAACCACGATACAGGATTCTCTTGACAAGCGGATATTCATAACCTCCGTCCTGTCCTACGCAGTAGGTAAAGCTCGGCTTGTTGCCACGCAGCTCAACCCACAGACGGGAAAGTATGCCACAGTTCTCGATTCTGCCGTACTTCATGTTGTGGAATACCTCGTCGTACTTTCTTTTCTGACAGCCCAGTGCTTGACAGAAGCCGTCAGACAGCTCACGCAGAGCGTTGTCGGTAAGCTCGAACGGACGCCATTTATAATGCTTATTATCGTAGATTTGTCCGCCTAAAAAGTCGCTCATTGTAAACTGCTGCTCGCCGTTTGCTCTAAGTAAGCCGGCGAGCGTCTTGTAAGTTCTTTTCTTCATAATCTTATTTTTGTTGGTTTGTAATTGTTCCTGCGTGCAATCGTCACGCAGGATTTTAAGGCATTAGCGACGGAAACGGCTCATATCCACGCCGTAAATCTTTGCAAGGCGCAGAATACCATTGGCGATGCGCTCAAACCATGTACGTACAAACTGCGAGGTTCTTGCGTCTGTTCTGCAATAACCCCACTCCGTGCCAACCTTGGCAATGTCATAGTTCGTAAAGGCTACGTTCACGGTAGAGCAAAGACCACTAATCCAGTATGTCAGTTTCTCCAGAGTAGACATTCTGCGCCTGTCGTTTTTGTAGATTTCATCGTAGAACATATCAAGCGCAAACTCAATGCGCTCCTTGTCAGACATAGACTCTACATCTACATCATCGGAAGAGATGGAGTCAAGGATGTAAGCATACATTTTGCCGTTCACTTTGTAATCTCGTGGGTTCTTTTTCATAATCCTAAAATTTTAAATGGTTGATAAAATGAACCCGTGACAAAACGTAACGGGTTGTTTAGGCTCAATCGTGATAAGCAATGGCTACAATCTCAACAATAGCGTCGTGAAAATCATTCTCAGATTTCGGATCATTGTAGTCGGTCATACGTGCGTTGTGCATCTTGCGAGCAGCAATCTTTGCCTTGTTTATCTGATACATCAACGAACGTTCAAAATTCTTGTCGCAATTTCTGTCTCTTAGCATAATTCAATGATTTAATTGGTTTGTATGTGCCTCCGAGGATGGAGGCTTTTTAGGTCGGTTCGTCCGTGCTGTACTTGAAGATAATATCACTGATACGCGTGTTCTCGTAGTAAAAGACAGTGGTGTGTAGCTTTGTGTTAGCATCAAGGGAATTTTCGTTGACACCGGTGCAGACGATTTCAAGCCATTGGATAATCCGTGACTTGATGTCCGAGCTGAGCGGATGGTCGAGAACTTCGAGGCGTACGGAACTTGAGCCGTATCTGTAACTTATCTTGACAACGTGACGATGGATAAATCCTATCAGCACGCCGTGTCCGTCGCAGCAATACGTATTATCGTCGAAAAGATCGTCGAAGAGAACGTCGCTACATAAGTCTTTCTCGTTGATAGGGCAGGGAAATTCTGTTTTCATAATTCTAAAATTTCATTGGGTAATAGTAGCGGAGAAATATCTCCGCTGTTTAGGCTATCTGCCGAAGTATTTGCGCTCGAAATCTTCGTAACTCTCGCAGTTGAAGACAACCGCAACGCATTTCAAACCACGGGCAATTAAACTCTGTTTGACTTCTTTTGTAAGTTGTTCGCCTGTGTACACCTCGAAAGGAGGGAACACGAAATAATTCTGTGTCATAAAAATTCTGTTTGGTTAATGGCAGACGGCACGAATTATCGTACCGCCCGATTTTAGGCTCTACGGCTCAATGCGTGAAAATACTGCGTAGGTATGTCTGCCTGTCTCGCTTTTCTTCATAAGCTCGGCAAACTTCACTGCGTCCTCACGGGTCGTAAACTCACGCACGACTCTCGGTGTAAAACTCGGGTAAAACTCAAGCACTACAAAATTTTTCTCTGTATTCATAATTATGTGATTTGGTTGGTTAATAGTTGGCAGCCAAACGGCTACCAGTTTAGGCTCTGAGTGTGCGGTGTGCGTTCACAAACGCAATGCAGGCGTTGCAGGCATCCTCGTTCTCTTTAGAGGAAAGAAATACAGCCAGAGTAAACGACCCAAGCGCTTTTCCATTGGAATACTCCTCGCTGACGTGAACAAAAACGCTTATGGAATGTAAATAACCGCCAGCACCCAAGCTTACGGACAGGGCAGGGTCGCCAATCGTTGAATACTGCAACTCCTGCAATTTTTTAAACAGCTCTTTTACGTGCTGCAACTCGCTTAATTGTTCTTGTGTCATAATTCTATAATTTAATTGATTAGATATTGTTGGCAGCGTTACACTGCCAGTTTAGGCTAATCGCTCACGTTGAAGAATAACAGCTCCTCGTCCTCGAATATATCAAGGCACAAATCGGGCTTGAGACAAGAGAAATAATAGAGCGTATCGCCACGCTTCTTGTACACGCCTATCCAAACGCCTGCGGGCAGCGTGCGGTTTTCGTTCGTTCCGTAAAACTCCTTTGTGTCTACGGACTCAAAGTGCACATGAATAAGCCACTGAGTGTTATCTAATCCCTCACGATTGATTGCGTCGAATACTTTGAATGTCTTTAATGTCATAATCATAAATTTATTGGTTAATAGTCCCTACGCAACTGCGTAGGATTTTAGGCGTTAGTCACTCCATCCACGTGCCGCCGTGAAACGTCAGGTTGTGTCCGTTCCACGTTCCGTGCCAGCGTCCATCTTTCAACTCCGTCACGTCTACATCTGCGTACAGCGACGAGCCGTCGCAGAGAATAATCATTTCTCTTTCTTCCATAATCCTAAAGTTTTTAGACAATGTAAGCCACGGTCAGAAATTTGCCGTCGTAACCAAGGAACTCAACGTGTGTGTAGATTTCCTGCATCTTTGCGAAAACTCTTTCCATAAACGCTGCACCTTTGCACTCAATTCTTCTTGTACTCATAATTTTGTAATTTAATTGGTTTGTAGAGGTAGCCAAACGGCTACCCTTTTTAGACTAATCTCGTTTTTCGAGGGCTACACTGACGAAATAAGGAAGACTCTCACATTTTACATCGTTCCATTCGCAGTTAACAACGGCACTCACATACTTGCTCTCCTGCTTGTGAATAAGACGGGTAATTGTACTTCTGCTTATAGTGGAAGATTTTTCCACCTCAAAACTGGCGTGAGCCATATTTCCGTCCTGTGAAAAATCAACAAGTCCCTGTCTTCTCGCTACTGCGACAATTCCGTGAAAAGCGTTGATAAAAACGTATTTCTCACCATCAAAATACACGTCGATGCGTGTGTGGTACTCTTGCGTCTTAAAGTATTCCATAATTCTAATTTTAGTTGTTAATGATGTGCGGACGCATCATTTGCGATACGTCCATTTTAGGCTTAGAAACAACGCGGACGAGAGCAATGACGTTCTATCTCCTTCGCTTTCCTGTCTGCTTTCGCAGCTCTCCGTGAATACTCACGCTCGTCAAGGTGTCTTCTCTCACACTCAGCTGAAATAACTCTCTTGTAGCTTGCCACAATCGCAGCAAGAAACATTCTGTCTCCGTTTGTCATAATTCTTTTGGTTTTGGTTGATAGAGCCACCCAAATAAGAGTGGCGTTTTGGCGTGAACTATTCGCTGACATTGAAGAAAAGAACTTCTTCTTTGTCGTTGATACTCAGATGTAAGTCAGGAGAGAGCTTGTCAATTAAACCCATCCTTTCATGGTTCCATTTGTAGACCGCTATCCACGCTCCCACAGGAAGCGTGTGACTTTCTCTCGTTCCGTAGAACTCTTTTGTGTCCACAGGGATGACGTGCCAATAGATATTCCACTGACCATTGTCAAGTCCTTCACATCTGATTGCTTCAATCAATAAAAATGTCTTGAACTTCATAATCCTTTGTCTTTAATTGGTTACTTATCGTACTGCCCGACTTGCAGGCAGTTTTTAAGGCTGAATTTTTCAGAACACAAAATCCACATAAACAAGGCGTGAACCTTTGAACTCGCTCCAATAATTCACATTGTCGTACTTGTACGCCTCGAATTTTTTGGAACTTCTGTTGTACTCGTCACGCACCCAAACGGGAGCGGACTCCGAATTTGCCAAGCGGAAAAACTCGTCACGCTTGACTCTGCGCATTTCTATCTGTCTCATAATTCTGTAAGGTTGATTTATCGTACTGCCCCACATCGCAGGGCAGCATTTAGGCTGAAAGTTTCCAAGCGCAATTATCGTACTAATCACTCTCCACATTGCAGCCGAACAGGAATTTTTCCAAGCGCAGCGTACTGCGGTACAGCTCAACGCAGAACCATCGACCATTTTTCGTACTCGTCCAGATGAACGTCACAAGAAGAGCGTAGAAAATTCCAAGCACATTCCCAATTATCGTACTGCTTACAAGCAACACACACGGGAGCAACTGGATAATTCCAAGCACAATTATCGTACTTGAATAGATAATCTGTCTTTTGTTCATAATCTTATAATTTTATTGGTTGGTATTGTTGGCAGCGCAATGCTGCCATGATTTTGGACGCTCGCTATTATACGATTGAGTAACCAAGACACAAAGCGTAAAATACTACATAGCACATGGTTGAGAAATAAATAAACTCTTTCATAATTCTATTTTTAATTGTTAATAAAATGGTTAATGGTGGCAGCCTGTCGGCTACCTTTTAGGCTAATCGCTCACGTTGAAGAATAACAGCTCCTCGTCCTCGAATATATCAAGGCACAAATCGGGCTTGAGACAAGAGAAATAATAGAGCGTATCGCCACGCTTCTTGTACACGCCTATCCAAACGCCTGCGGGCAGCGTGCGGTTTTCGTTCGTTCCGTAAAACTCCTTTGTGTCTACGGACTCAAAGTGCACATGAATAAGCCACTGAGTGTTATCTAATCCCTCACGATTGATTGCGTCGAATACTTTGAATGTCTTTAATGTCATAATCATAAATTTATTGGTTAATAGTCCCTACGCAACTGCGTAGGATTTTAGGCGTTAGTCACTCCATCCACGTGCCGCCGTGAAACGTCAGGTTGTGTCCGTTCCACGTTCCGCGCCAGCGTCCGTCTTTCAATTCTGTTACGTCTACTTCTGCGTACCGCGACGAGCCGTCGCAAAGAATAATCATTTCTTTCTCGTTCATAATCCTAAAATTTGTTGGTTTGTAGTAGAGCAGCCGCAAAGGCTGCCCTATTTGCCTGGGACGTGCATCTTTGCACCGCGTTCATCCGAATATTACTCCGAGTAACCAGCTCGCTGAGTCACGGCTCACGCCCCGCCCTGTTTTAATGCTGTGGCTGCATCCCGATTTCTTGGCAGACATACGGGGAAACTGTATAGTTTTTATGGTGACTTCTCACCAGTATGTAAGTTCTTGCAGAGCCGTGGCGCACGTTCTCGCACGCCCTTATAGGTTGCTCACTCTATCCACCACGATAGAGGTCGATTTCCCGCGAATTTCACGCGGACGCTCTTAAAACGTAGAATATGAATTATGAATAGCTCCCAAAGTTTCAAATTTTGCAGTTCGAGAAATTCCCGCCTATTTCCTTACAGGAAAAATCTCGCTTGCAAAATCCCATAACAAAGGGCGTGACACGTCCGACACGTATCACCATTTATTTAAATAAATCTGTAGATCGATTGCTTTTAGATTTTGGCACGTTGCGCAGAAAAAAGCACAACGAGGAACACCCACACACCACGATGAGGTATCTAAAAACGTGTGGGAAAATAAAAGACCAGAGAAAAACGGCGGGGAAAAATAAGGACACAGAAAACCGCTTGCAACTCAAAACGAACTGCAAGAAAAATTTAGGTGGGGCGGTTGTTTACCGCCCCACCTAAATACGTTCGGTGTTAGCTTATAATTTGAGCATACCGGCTAAGTACATTTGTTCGGCTTGTTCCTTTGTTATGCCGAACTTTGCAACGGCTGCATTTAACGCCCGTTCTTTGCGTGCTAACTCATTAGAGCGTTTAGCGTATTGCTGTACAAAAGTAAATGCTTTAACAACAAAAGAATTAACCTTATTTGTTGTGTTTACCATGTTCGGCAATTTGTCAAGAAGTCCCAGACCATACAATGAGCGGTAACTAAACCACTTTGTTGTATTTGTTTGCGCTGCAACCTCCGCAACCGCAACCGCAACCGCTTTTTTAAACGCCTTGAGCGTTTGTTTGTCGGCGTTGGCTGTTTTCAGTTGGTAAGCCTCAAGACGTTCTTTTGCCTTCTCGTAGTCGGTTTTTAATTGCTTGTAGCGTTCATCCGTTTCGCTTGCATCGTCTAAAATTTCTTTTAGACGGCTTGCAAGTTCTTTTGTTTCGTCTTCTGCAACCTGTTCAACCCACGGCAAGAACATTTTTGTATAACTCGGGTTTTCCTGTTCCTTTGCTAACTTCTGGGCGTTCTCAACTGTGTTGATTAACTCTGTGTTTCTGTTTTCTACTTTAGTAGCTTTCATAATTCTATATATTTAAATTGGTGAATAAATTTTAATTACTTCTAAAGTCTTTGCAACAACCAAAGAAAACCATTAATTTTGCATTGGTGAATAAATTAAAGCGTTTCGCTTTAGTTGTTGGCGGTGTAGTCTACATTGGTAGGCTGCACCGCTTTAGTGTATCACTATTTTAAAGACCGCCACACACAGGGTTATTACCTTTGCCCTGTGCGTTGTCGTGGGTGTTTCTCCCTTTTGACACTACAAAGGTACTACAATTTCCGACCAAAAACAAACATATTAACACATATAACATTGTTATAACTAACTGATTTTCAGCGTGTTACACATTTTAACGACGGTTAATTCTTATAATATGGCACAATATTTGGTTAATTTATGTTTAACAAATTCAGAAACAAGCCGAATTTAAATATATTTAATGAGTCGTGAAACATTATATTTATACACTTTAGGAATTAATATAAATGTATAAAATGCTGATTTTCAAGCGGTTACAATTTTATATAATATTAGGCAAGTGTGAAACGTAAAATGCATGTTTAGCACTTTTTAACTTTATATTATTGCATATAATATAAAGAAAACAGGGTGCACCCCCCTGAGAATTGACTATTTGACGGCATAGTCACCTCTTTTAAAAATTTTTTCTTCCGATTTTTGGCTTTGTGTAAACTTATGTTCCCATTTGTTAAAAACTGTAAACTTGTATATTTATGTATATTTGGTTTTATTAACTTCCTGGCGGTCGAAACTGGGAAGTGGAACGTCTCTTTGTCGCCGAATAGCTATGTATATTTATTATACACTCGATGTAGGATAAAAATGCACCAAAAACCTCGTATTTACGGGAGTTTGTGTATGATTGTAGAACTTATTTTGTACCTTCGTTTCAGAGGCATGTGAGGATAGGGGTTGAGAACCTTATCATACACTACCTACACAAACCCCGTGTTTATCGGGGATTTGGCTGTATTTGGAACCTACATTAATCGTTCATTTTCTGTTAATCGGAATTGACCGTCTCTACGGACTGGTTTTATCAGATGCAAAAGTAGTAAAATTAATTGTAAAAGTATGGGAAACGGAATTGAAAACCTCATGGAAAGACTTGAAAAAGAGTTGGAGGAGGAAAAGATGGCGAGGATTAAGCGTCGCAGATGGCGCAGGCGTTTCATGTTGTTGATGGTATTCGGAGTGATAATGTTTTCTATTTCTGCCGTAACGGCTGCATTCACCAAGTCATTGGTAGCTGGATTTATGGTACTGGGTCTTGTATGTATGCTCTCATATCCGCTTTATCAATTATATAACGAATATGAATTATAAAGTCGGGAATTACAGAGGATAGCATGTTTAGTATGCCGATGAAAGAAGCTATAGGTTATTTTAAAATAATGGTTTAAATGAAGAAAAAAAAATAAAAATAGACGAATACTCTACGGGTATCACAATTTGCGCGAGTTATCGGAAAGAGCTTTGCGAAATCTTGATGGAGCGATGGATAATGCCCATGATGTAGCTGTGATGCGCTATGTGTTGTTGCAGTTCACTAATTGGTTCAAGACTGACTTCAAGAAACTGCCACTATTCGAGAGCGACCCGTTTGTTGACGACTGGTGTAACTGTATGGCGAGGGAGATATACCGTTATATGTCAGACATTACAAAGAAACAAGAAGGTAAAAACAAGAACAAGGTATGAAACAGGAGTTATTGAATGATTTGCAGCGTCTGCTGAAATGCCCTATACCAAAGGGGGAGTATGCCGGTGAGGGTGCTCTTCACGCATGGTACTGCGAGGCGTGTGAGTTGAAAGAGCGTATAAAATCAGGAGAGCCTATAGACATACAATGGGCGACTCGTCCTCTCAATGTGCTTGTGGTATCTGGTGACGGCACGCTGCCTGATGGAGGTCGGTATGGTTGTTGCAATTTTATGCGTCATCCACGTCAATATTACGATGCGGCAATATTCTTTCGTTACTTTGTGTTTGCCATTATTGTTTATCACAGCAATAACAACCCTACGGAGGACGACATAGCTGCCTACGAGCTTGCGCTGCGCGAGATGGAGGAGATATGGGTGCCGTTCAAAGAAAGGAGTAGCAACAATGATTAACAGAGAGGACATTAAGGAGGGCTTGAAGTTTAGGATGCCCAACGATATAATCAGGAGGAAGTATCAAGTGGCGAGCTTTCGTGGTGCCACGGATATGTGTGAGTTTATCCAGTATCTGACAACGCTGAAAACTCCGCGCGGAGACAAAAATTATGCAACGCTCCAAGTACCGCTTTTCGAGGTGTGCGGCGGTCCGAAACCGATAAGCTCCGCCGATAAGAAAGACCCGCATTGCTCATGGGTCGGCGAGTACATCAAGGTTCGCAGCGATGCGATCTGGAAGAAACCGTTCTACATATCCCTGAGCGACGTGATGCAACACGGATTAGTTGACAATAAAACCCTAAAGGACGTGTTGCGTAATGAGCGTGAGGGTAAGTCCACGCGGTTAATCCCAAAGAAGTGTGTAGCGTTCCGCGACATTACCAATGGCATGTACGACACCTTCAAAGCGAAGAACCACGACTACGGCAATAGCTTCTCGGAATTGTTTGCGGAGTGCGGTATGACATACGCCTACGGGCACCTGTCCGAGAAGCTAAAGCGCGTGAAGTCACTGATGTCTGACGAGGCGAAGGTGAAGGGCGAGAGTATGAAAGACTCCTGCTTGACCTTGCGAACTATGCGATACTTACGATTATGGAACTTGATAAAACGAAGAAATAATTGCAACTTAAAATCTAATAATATGCAAGAGATTGTATTTAGAAGTAACGATAATCAGGCACTGACAACGAGTATGATTGTTGCAGAGAAGTTTGGTAAAGAACATAGCGACGTTCTTAAAGCTATAAAAAGTTTATTTACGACAGGGGAAAAATCCCTTTTCGTTGGGAACCAGCAACTTGCGAAGATGTTTTCCCTTACGGAGGTGGAACAGCCGATGCCTGTTGGTGGCGGTGTGAAGAAGCTGCCTATCTACGTTATGAACCGTGACGGCTTTACACTGCTTGCTATGGGCTTTACCGGTGCGAAGGCGTTGGCTTTTAAGTTGGAGTATATGAACGCCTTTAACGCCATGGAACAACAGATACGTCAGAGTTCGGGCGTTCCGCAGACGTTCTCCCAGGCTCTTATGCTTGCTGCCAAGCAGCAGGAGCAGATAGAAGCGCAGCAGAAGCAGCTTGAGATGCAGAAGCCGAAAGTAGAGTTCTTTGAAGCAGTGGCTGAAAGCAAGACCGCCATCGACATCAAGGCTGCTGCGAATACCCTCCACTTCAAAAACATCGGCAGAAACAAGTTGTTTGAAATTCTGCGCAACGCGAAAATACTCATGTGGAACAATCTCCCATATCAGAAGTATGTTGACTGTGGATATTTCCGCACGATAGAACAGAAATACACGACGCATGACGGTGTGAAAATTAATATCAAGACCCTCGTCTATCAGAAGGGAATGGATTTTATCCGTAGAACACTGAGTAATTTGGGTTACAAACAAGTTGAGCAATGACTAAGGACTGGAGCGGAAACAGCAAGAGCACCTTCATAACAATCGGTGCGAGCAATCACACGGACAAGGAGCGTGAGGAGCACGACTTCTACAGCACATCGCCCGAGGCTATAGACAAGCTCTTAAAGCACTTCCCTTTGCCGAAGAAGATATGGGAGTGCGCTTGTGGTACTGGATGCTTGTCAGAGCGTCTTGTCGAGTTCGGGCACGATGTCGTGAGCACCGACCTTATAGACCGGGGTTACGGCGATGTGCAGGACTTCTTTAAAGCGGATACGATGCCCGACAGCTGCAAGTGCATACTGACCAACCCACCCTACAAGTACGCACTGGAGTTCGTGCTGCACTCGCTTGGCTTGCTTCCTAACGGAGGCTTGTGTGTGATGTTTCTCAAGACAACGTTCCTGGAGGGCCAGAAACGCTACGAGAGGCTCTATAAGAACACGCCACCTAAGTATGTACTGCAATTCTCAAAGAGAGTGCTGTGCGCAAAGAACGGCAAGTTCGCTGCAATGCGAAATGGCGGCGGCAGTGCAGTCAGCTACGCATGGTTTGTATGGGAGAAAGGTTACAACGGAGAAACAACCGTAAAATGGATATGAGCAAAAACAGATACCGCAACAAGGCACCCTACTCTACCCTGCATCCCGACGCAAGGCACTGGACTCGCAAGGGGAACTCGTGGAAGCAGAAGGTTGGCTACGATACCGAGGATGAGGCATGGGAGTTTCTTGAGCAGAACCCGAAGCTGAAAACAATGGGAGAACGTCCGTATTTCTGCGAACTGTGCTCTAAGTGGCATATCGGAAGGTTGCACAAATAAATATTGAGGATATGAACGTGAAAAGATGGTTGAATGACTGGAGTGCAGAAATGTGTTTTTTATCACTTTTTGCCTTAGCGGTTTTAATCTTTGGTTTTGTTATTTGGCAAAGTGAAAAATACAAGAACGGCGGATTTGTTAAAGACGATACGGTATGGTATTCTGCAACCATTGTTATCCATTACCCTGACAAAGCGGATAGCATAAACATCCGTACATGCAGGGTTCCGTATGTTCGTGTCGGGAGAGGGTGGAATAGCTTGAACTATACAGATCCGTTAGGGTATCATTATATCAAATCTATTGCGCCAATAGAAATAGTTGACATAGTTAAAATAAAATAGTTGAGATATGAAGAAGTTTTTATTATTTGCATTAGTTGCGGTGGTGTCGCTATTGGCATCGTGTAGCAGGAGTCAGAGATTCCAAGGAGGCAATCGTAAGTTGTACGACACTATTACGGTTTACTCTGTCGATAAAATCGTAGAAACGTCTGGTAACAAAGAGTCGTTTGATACAGAGACCTATTATCTTGTGGCTACAGATAAGGGAGCGTATCGTATAGATTTGTATGGAGTCTGGGGTAATGCCCAACTCGTTGGAGTTATAAAACAAGGTAGGACATATATCGTTAAAACACAATGGTTTGATGCTCCAATCATTAAGGAATACAAGCGTATAACTAAGCTAATTCGTGAATTATGAAGAAGAAAGGATATTACGAATATACACCGCAGATTTACCCAAGGAAACTTTGGGTGATGTACAATACGTCGGAAGAAGAAATAGACAAATGCTTTACTAACATGAAAGGCGAGCCTCTTGTTCACAACGGCGAGCCTATGAACGAAGGAAACTACGGAGGTATGGTTTATGACGAATGTATGAGTAAAGCAGGGAAATACTTCGGTAATCTCGTTGTCTTTCCAAAGAAGAAGGATATGACTATGAAAAATATCTGCCATGAGGCATATCATGTTCTATCGTCTATCAACGATGCGTGCGACTTGGAAAGGATGTATAACGGCAGAAATGAGCACCAGGCATACCTTATGGGTTGGATATGTAATTGTATCAACAACGCTCGTTTGGGAGTCGGTGATTTTATAGAAATTAAAGACAAGGAGGAATAGCTTATGTTTTTGGGATTTGAAAACTATCGCGACATTGATGTGCTAAAAGGAAAAACACTCGTTGAGGTCGAGAGAAGCCATTATGACTCAAACGATGCTTTGTTTTTCAAAACCGCTGATGGAGAATTTTACATTATGACGCACCACCAAGAGTGTTGCGAGAATGTATATATAGATGATATTTGCGGTGATTTCGCTGATTTGCTGAATGAGGAAATACTGACAGCGGAAGAGTTAAACAACGACTATCCTGTAGATGAAGAATGTATTGAAGATACTTATACTTGGACATTTTATCATTTAGCAACGTTCCATGGGGATGTCACTATTCGATGGTTTGGAACAAGTAACGGCTATTACTCCGAGAGTGCGGAATTTTACAAAATTAGTGAGGAAGATTATAATGTTCATGTAAATAAGAACAGCTTATGATTAAGAAAGGAAATGAACGCAAGGAGCATTATAAGTGCAAAAACTGCGCGATGTTCGCGGACGAGGATGCAGACAGCGCATCCTACTGCCTCGCCAAAGACCTCTACACGTTCGTAATGGGCGAAGATGAGGCTTGCGAGGAGTTTGTAAAGTGGAACGGTAAGAAATAATAAACAAAAACAAAATGGAAAGAGAGAAGATGGTAATAGAACTTTGTGGCGGCAGGATGCCTGAAAAGGCGCACGATGCCGACGCGGCGTATGATGTGTTCACCAAGGAAGACGTAAAAGTGCTCGACTATGAGCGCTATGCAATACCGCTCGGCTTCAAAATACAGCTTCCGAAACATTTGGCAGCAGTTATACAGCCAAGAAGCGGTATGTCTGCCAAGGGTATGTACGCTCAACGACTGTACGATGACGGATTTGTTAAAGAGGTGAGAATTGATGCCGATGTTAAACTTGGCTTGATAGATAGCGGCTATACCGGCGAGGTGAAAGCAATCGTGAAAACCTTTGGAATAGGCAGTTATCTGTCAAAGAAAATTATTATCCCAGCCGGCACCAAGATAGCACAGATGCGCATTGTGGAAATACCGAACACGGAACTTGTGAGTGGTGTCATCAAAAAAGAAGAAAATGATGACAAGGAAAATGACGACAAGAAGCGTGGCGACAACGGTTTTAATTCAACAGGAGTAAAATAACATGGCAAGCAAGACATACATCGGCATAGACCCTGGCTCAAAGGGTTTCATAGCAGTAATGCACCCTGACGGCACGCGCGAGTATTGCTCCTTGCAGGATTGTGACTATCACGATATTGCGCTGTTTCTGAAAAACATCAAGACGGTGTGCGAGGAAAATTGCGTGTGCTGTATGGAGGAGATACACGCCATCTTCGGTTCGTCGGCAAAGTCCACATTCTCGTTCGGAGAAACGTTCGGATTACTGCAAGGTCTGTTGATTGCGCTTGAGATACCCTATCATCTTGTACCTCCGAAGACTTGGCAGAAGGAGATTTGGATAAACCATGATAAGGTTGTCAAGAACAGCGGCGAAAAGAAAAGCACTGACAACAAGGCGACATCCATCAACGCCGCAAGACGATTGTTTCCGACCGAAGATTTTAGACGTACAAGCAAGTGCAAGAACGTAGACGATAACAAGTGCGATGCAACGCTGATATGCGAATACGGGCGAAGGAAATGCCTTTAAAGAAGATAAAACATTGTTTAACTAAATAAGTATAGATATGGATTTTGGAAAGAAGTTATATTGCGGCAATTTTGTGGTTACAAAGAAGTCGCGCAGTCTAAGTAAGCAGGAGTTGAAGGAACTCCGCGACAAGGAAGGTATCCGTGAGGATGTCCGCAAGCATCTGACACGAGGCTCGCTTCCGTACATTTGCGTCGAAACGGTCGGCGGCGGATGGAAGGTGGAGTTTGGCATCGGCACGACGATGTTCGAAGCAATCGACGCGCTCGGCATGGTTCGTGACGAGAAAGGCGATTGGCGCACTCACGGAACGGAAGGCAAGAACGCAGAGGCTATCTTTACCGGCATGTTCGTTGATACTACCGTCGTTGGTGATGCGGAGTATCAGACAGCAAAGATGAAAGCCATGAGCGAGTATATAGAACGAAACACAAAGCATGACAACGAACAGCTATGGGTGGAAAAGTAGAGAAGCTTTCGGCTAAGATGAAGTCGCAGGCAGTCGGCTTGGGTCTGTGCCAGCAATGGACTGACGAATGGGCCGACGGCACGTCGAAAGACGAGCTTGTCGAGAAGTTTGTCAGAGGCATTGACTTCTGCATAGAACACAACTTTCCGTCATGCGAAGTGATACGGAAGGAGTTCGGAGATGTCATTCACGACCACGGCGTGTACGTGGACGAGAACGTGCTTGCGGACGACAAGCCGACGGTGATATTAAACGGAGAGTGCGTCGCAGGACTGACCTACTCTGGCAAGAGCTGCGGCGACATATATGTAAGGCATGACTGCGAGGCGACTGTATTTGTAAACGACCTTGCGAGAGCGTTTATCAACATGTACGACAATGCGGAGGTGGAAGTGTATTGCGAAGAGGGTGCAAAGGCTTTCGTCTATCTGCACGGCGGCAGGGTCAGAAAGACGCGAGGTGATGTCACAATTAGAGAAAAACACAAGGAGAAGGAAGAATGAAAAGAAGTAGTGGTGAGGCGATAGATTCGCTGTACGGGCAGTTGAAGGCGTTGAGTGCAGACGCGAAGTACGGCTTCGGTATGTACAGAACCGACTGGGGCAAGGTGAACAGCGAGAGCTGGAACAGGCTCCTGGTAGGCTTTTGCAAGAGTATCAGGGAACTTGCCAAGGACTGCCCTGTAAAATATTTTGCAGGAGCGTTCTATACATTCAACGGAAAAATATACGAGGTGGTGGAGCCGATTGTTGTGGAGCAGGCTTACCAGTTGCTTATGGAGGACTTGTTCATAGCACCCGTGCTCGGTCGTTCCACAATCAGAAAGGAGTCGTTCATCGACACAATCAAGAACTACAACGTGCTTGTTCCGCAGTTCGATGTTGTGGCGTTCGCCAACGGTGTCGTTGACTTCGGCCTTGCGCGTGTGGCTCCTACGGCGATGCCGTTCTCTCCGCATTATCATGTGACTTACTATCATCCGTACAACTTCGATCCGAAAGCGAAGTGCAAGAAATGGGAGAGATTTCTGCTTGATGTGCTGCCAGACAAGGACTCGCGTGACATCTTGCAGATGTTCATGGGTCTCGGCTTGGTGCAGCGCGGTGACGCATACAATCCGTATGAAGGTAAAATGTCCGACAAAATAGAGCTGTGCCTTATGCTTATCGGTAGCGGAGCAAACGGAAAGAGTGTGATATTTGAGGTTATGTGCGCCCTGTTCGGCAAAGACCGCATATCAAAAATGGACTATGCGGAACTTACCGCTGACGGTGACGAGGGCATGAGAGGGCGCTACCCTATCCGTAACGCCATCTTCAACTGGTCTTCCGACTCCGACCCGAAGAAGTTCGGACGCAAGAATACTGGTATGTTCAAGAGGCTTGTGAGCGGAGAGCCCGTACCGTACAGAAAGCTGGGCGAGAACGTACTGGAGTCAAAGAGCCTTCCATACCTCATCTTCAATCTCAACGAGCTTCCGTTCCCCGAGGATGTCACGCTCGGCTTTATCAGACGCTTGCAGTATGTCAGCTTCGACGTTACAATCCCCAAGGAGAAGCAGAATCCGCGTCTTGCGGCGGAGATTATCAAGGAGGAGCTTTCAGGTGTGTTCAACTGGGTTCTTAAAGGCGAGCGTATGTTGAGAGAGCGTAAGTTTCAGTTTCCGTCTGCGGAAGGTTCGCGCAAGCAGCTTATCCTTTCATATCTCGGCACACAGCCCGTGCTGGCATGGCTCAAGGCGTATGAGATACGCTGTGACAAGGGAACGAAGGGCGAGATACCAGTTTGGATAAACGCCAAGACGCTGTACGACAGCTTCAGACAGTTCTGTGAGGATAACAATCTTGAGGAAAAGGAGATACCGTCACAGCAGAAGTTTGGCAGAGTGATGTGGAACTCCTGCAAGTTCTACAAGAAGCGCACGCCAAGCGGAGTTATCTACGAGACATACGGCATCACGGAAGCAGACCTTGCGGAGCACTTCCTCATATCCAACATGAAGAGCGCGGAAGAGACGCAGGAATACAGCTTTATCAAGGACGACCTGCCTGCAAAGAAAGAAGAGTAAACAGAGATAGTTATGGAAGAGTGTATCATTAAAATCATCGAAGATAAGTATGCTCTCGAAATGGGCCTGCGTATCATCATGGAGACGGCAGAAAGAAAGGCACTTCCAGAAGAGGTTTTTCTGCCGACCTTCAATGACAGTTTGATTGAAGAAACGTTCATGGCGACGCTTGAAAAGGTTGCCGGCAAGAAGTACAAGTAGAAACAGGAATAGCCTTGCAGCAAAGAGATTACTGCAAGGCTATTCCTGTATTTATTTATCTTTCTTGTTTTTATAAAGAAGGCAATTTTTGCACGAAGTGGGATAGTTGATTGGTACATAGTAGTGAACCGTATTGTTCTCCACATCTATCTCATCCTGCTTGATTTTGTTATAGTCCGCCTCAAGCGACACAATCTTCAGCCAGTCAGGAGAGCCTTTCTTGGCTTTCTTTTCAGCAGCTACCAGCTTGCGCAGAATGGATTCCTTTGAAGTTTCCTTTGCAAGTTCCTCTGCGGTTATCTCGTCGTTCCTTGGCGAGTTTGTGCCCTGTACATCCGCGATGCGCGCCTGAACTGAGTCGAGTGCTTCGAGCTTCTCAATCTCGCGAAGCAGTTCGGCTTTGGCCCAGTTTAGGCCCTGGCCTTGGAAGGCTACATTCCAAGCGTCGCCTTTACCCCACCCTGCCGCACGCAGGTCGGCATATATAAGATATGAAATATCCGCCATGTTGTACTGCTTTTTCAACTTGTACATATAGGCAGACAATGTGTATTCTGACATAATTACTCCTCCTCTTTTTTGTAAACAAATTTAACATAGCAAACGCACCTGTAGTGCAGTGGCGGGAACGGGTCTCCGAAGTGGTGCAGATACGTTGTCTCATCATCGCAGTGCGCGCACGGATACGAACTTCCTCGAAAGATATAGTAGCCTATCGCCCCATGTTCCTTGCCGTACTGCTGTTCAGCTCTACCCCATGCGACGGCTACCATTTGTCGCGCATTGCGGACGATGTTCTGATACGCCGAATGAAATACGCCCTTGCCGTATGAAGGCGTGGCGATGTTTATATCCTCCTTTCTTGCCTTCGTGATTACGGACGTGGTGTACGGGTCTTTATATCCAGTACGTATTGCGGACATGAGCTGCGAGTCGGTGTATTTCATCAATACGCCAGCCTTGCACATACGCACCATGTCCTCCGCAAAGTTTTTCAGATAACTGGTGGTTCGCTCCATTGATGTCTTGCCGAACACCTTTGACACAAGAAAGGCTTCCGTGCTCTCCGTGCCGATATTCAATATCGAGCACGCGGTCTTGGCACAGACAGCAATGTCATTTTCTATTCCGTCAGCAACGCCTAACGCAATGCGCTGTGAGGCCGCAATAAACCCATTCTCGTTTGTCAGTGTCGCTCCCCTCCTGTATTTGGAAGCGAGCGACACTATCTCACGGGCAACCTTAAACAGTCGCTTCTGTACGCGCGACTCGCAGGCTATCTGCGCTTTGGTTCTATTAAGTGCGTATTCCTGTGACTCCATGAATTACTTTTTTAGATTCTTATCCCAGTTGTTGCGTCCAGGATAATTGCCGTTCTCGTCCCATGCCTTGTCAGACCTCTTCGGTCTGCCTCTTTTGCCGCGACCAGTGTTGATGTCGTCGCCAGGCTGCTGATTGTTAATTTTTGCAAGCGCTTCCTCCTGCTCGATGTTGTTCTCAACCTGTGCCTCCTGGCGTTGGATGTCGATGAGCAAGTCCTGCTGGTCTTCCTCTTTCTGCTCGCGCATGATACGAGTAAACTCGTCGTTCTTCGAGAACTTGGAATTGCGCTCAGAAGCAGTCTGCTTCGAGAGGAATTTGTTCTGAACCGCAGTGGCCAGGTTAGTGATAAGCTCAGTGTCGTTCTGATGGATATAGCTCTCAATCCACGCATTGACCGGCAGTGCAACCATTGAGGCCATACAGTTGTTCTCCGTTCCGATACCAAACTTAGTTATACGCACCAACTGGTCGAGGAACGGCTGCAATCTCTGTGCGTCGTTCATGGCAGCTTCGAGGGCTGGAGAATACAGCAGCTTGATTGCAACGCCCGGCAGGTCTCCCGATTTGAGTTCGGGCGGCTTCACGGTAAACGAAAGCTCGTAGATGAGGTCATAAGACTTGTTGAGCTGTGTAGCGAAGGCGTTTGACGCGTCCGTGCCATTGAGGAACTCCGCCTTGCCGTCCGTGTCGGTAATCATGATCGTCTTAGCAGCGCCGTTCGTATCGCCCTTTATCTCTATCTCATCCCCCTCGCCGGTAAGCGTAAGTATCGGGAAGGCATACGCCTTGTTGTTCTCGCAGAGATACGAGAACGCCTCCTCATAATCCTCGATGTTGCGCTGTACGGCAGACCAGCAAGGGCCGTCCTCGTTGCGGGCGTATGCTACAGGTATGAACGGGAAGCCGTGTCGTTTCTCCTCGACGCAGGCATATTCGGACGCACCGAAGATAGACGCGACCTTTCTAATGGCATTTCTCGCAGTGCCTCCCGACAGGTCTTTCTTGAAGCGGTAGAACTTTTCCTTGTCCCATGCTTCAACCCACTCGATGCGCTCCTCTCCTTCCTCGTCATAGTCCACATACTTGCGTGCAAACGCAATCAGTTCGCCGGTAAGCGGGTCGTATCTCGGAAACAGCGTGTCGCCACGGTCGAACGAGAGTGTTCTCGTTCCGAATTTGCCGTCGCCGTCGAAATAGCCTACAATGGCACAGTCTGCAACCTTCATGTATGCAGATACCGCCTCGAAGAAGCGTATCTCCATATCGTGCATGAGCCAGCCCTTCTTGTATTTCGTGAGCAGCTCTTGTAGTTTCTCTTCGCTACCTTCTTCGGTTCCCTCCGCAAGCTCGAACTGAATATCGTTGCCAGTCACATGAAGAACGTGCTTGGTGTAAATAACCTGCTGAAAGGCAAACGCGGTGCGCTGAATTTTCTGCACGCACCAAAGTCCCGTTTCCGGGTTCTTCTTCCAGATGTCGGGATATTGCTGCGGGTCGCAAATCCTATGTCCTGACGGATAGAACTCGCGCAAGAAGTCCTGCTGTGTTTTGATGTTGCGATACAGCACATCCGCAGGCATACAAGGGTCTTCGTTCTCGGAAAACTCACGGTCTATAATTCCGTGTTTCATATAACCCTTCGGGGTTACTTCGTAAAACGGCTTTCGGACGAGCAGCTCCCGCACGTCCTTTACATTGTTCAAAGCATCCATAGTCCTTTTATCTTTTTGTGTTTCTTTTTAGTTAAGCTGAAAATCATTATATATAGCCATGACTCGAAGAAGTCGGGCGAGTGCCCTACGTACCGTTTAGCCATCTTCTTAGGCAGTAGCTTGAAGCCTCTGTCGTCGCTGTTGTCGTCGCGGCGCAGCATCTTTCTCTCCTTCTGTAAAATCTGACGCAGCGGCACCTTGTCAAATCCGTCTCCCGAATACTTGCGTTCAAGCAGCGAAGACTCTATCGAGATTTGTTTTTCCTTTATCATCTTGTAGAACAGGAAGGCGCATTGTGATTTAAGGTCTTTGTACAGGAACTTGATGCCCTTTTCTTCCTGGTGTGTCATAGCGACAGGTGCTGCCTGGTTGTTGAACGGTACGGCATCGGCAAAGAAACCTTTGAAATACTGACCGATACCCTGCAAGTCGTAAGTGAAGTTGCACCCCTCCACTCCCCATTCACGCAGCTTCGCCTGCACCGCAGACACGAGCGTTTGAGAGTCGAGTCGCATTACTACAAGGTCTTTGCAGTGCCATCCCTCCCACAGCCACATCACAAAGTTGTCGCCGCCGGTGAAGGCAATGTCGGCGGATGCACGCCGCACTCCATCTCCGACCTGTACGGCATTGTCGAATATTTCTTCGAGGTCTGCCATCTTTATCATGTCGTCGCCTGCGGACTTCCAGTTCCAGTTGGCTTCGAGGTCGCGCATACGTTGCTCCTCGTCCTGTTGTGCAAGGTTGGCGAGATATGATGCGTCGGTAGAGATAAGTTTGATGTTTTCCGATACGTCGGCACGAATGAATGTGGCGGATTTGATGAACATTTCGAGCTTGGTATATCCGAGTTCGGCATAGCTTTCTTTCCACAGCTTATCTATGATACCTCCGCATTGTTCGTAAACCTCCTCTCGCGTATCTCCCCAATAGATTGAGTCGGGAGTATCTCCGTCCATGAAGCAGTAGCGTATGACTCCGTCACGCTCGGGGATAATGTATCCATCCTCGTCTACCCACCAGTCTATGAATTTGCGCACCCACGACTCAGGATCAGGGTTGCACGTTATCCAGAAGCGGTTGCGGATTTGCGAGGCGTTACGGTTGTTGGTAAGCAGATACTTGAACTTCTTGTACGGACACTGGGTTCCCTCGTCGATGCACACGTATGCGAACTGACGGCCCTGGAAGCGGGTCTTGAAGTCCTGGTACGAGCCTGCGTAGTATGAGAATTTTAGCCAGCCTCCGTTGGTGAAGTTCCACGTCATATCATTCTGCGACTTGTTGTATGTGCCGAACTGCGAGAAGAGCTTGTACGAGTCCGTTACAAGCGATTGAAGGTCATCCTTCTCGTTACGCAGGATTGTTGCATGGAACTCAGGGTTCTTGATGTCTTTCAACACCTCCATGAGAGAACTAAAACTCTTACTACCTCCTCGCGAGCCTCCGACTATCTTAATATCAGCATCAATGGCAAGCATACGCTCCTGTCCGCCACGTTGAGCGATAATCTTCAACCTGTCGGGATGCTTCTTGTCTTTATCTCTTAGTGATTGAATGTACTCTTGAGTGTAAACAGGCTCTCCGTTATCCAATTTCAACCCTGAAAAACAACTTTTCTGCATATATATACAAAATATTTATGCAAATATATCGAAAATATTTGGTTAATTGTATATTTATTCATATTTTTGCGAAAGAAAAATGTATATTTATACATTAATGGTAGAAGAACTACCGGAAACCAACACTAAAACTTTTATATATGACAGTAGAAGAACTGCTTTCATTGGTGAACAAGGAGGTTGATACCACCAAGTTCAAAGCACTTAGCCAGAAAACCATTAACGAAGAACTTAATGACGTACTGGATGAATTTGGTGACGACGAGGCTGCGAACGCCAAGACAGTTACCAAGGTAGCAAACCGACTCAAGCGCATGGACGGCAATCTGCACAAGAATGTCTCTGACGAGATTAAGAAAAGCAGAGAGGAAGCCGAACGCAAGAAGAAGGAAGAGGAGGAGCGCAATGGAAAGAAGAGCGAGGAGGACAAGCCCGACGACAAGTACGACAAGCTGCTCGCAAAGCTCGAAGCCCTCGAAAAGGCAAATGAGGAGCGCGACAAGAAGGCATCAAGAGCCGCTACAATCGAAGCGGTCAGAAAGGGCTTGAAGGATAAGTTTGACAAGGCAAAGCTCGAACTTAACGATTTCTTTCTTGACACAGCAATCTCCAAACTTGAAATTCCCGACAAGGATGCCGATGTAATCGACCTGGTTTCAAAGGCAGAGGGTATTTACACTACCGACTTCAAGCGTGCTACAGGCAACACCGCGATACCGCACAAGGGCAGCGGCTCTTCTTCTGGCGGCGGCAAGACAATCCGTGACGACGAGTGGGATGACATCATCGAACCGAAAGAAAAGTAAACATTTTAATTTTTAAGGTAAAAAGTTATGGATAACAACAAGGATTACTACGGACAGATGATGGCGCAGGGTGCAGTCAATGCTACCGGTGCCGTAATCTTGCAGTCAGAAATGACTATCGGCGGTCAGCGTCATGTGTTTGTTGACCTGCCTGGTGCCGTTAAGGAAGCGTTCCGTCGCCCTCCGATTGGCGGTGTCCTGAAAAACCCGTTCCCTGGCCCAGCCAAGATTTATGCCGGCGACCTCATCGAGCACAGCCTCGGTTTTGCGGACAACAGCGGCGGCACAATCAAGGTGCTCAAGAGCTATGAGGTGGCTAAGGCTACCACTGCTGCTACGGATACAGCCATCTACATCACACGCGACGGCTATCACCACATTCCGTTTGTGGGTGACAATCTCATGGTTGGCCCGAAGGATTTCAAGACAAAGGGTAAGGGTGTGCTCGTTACTGCGGTTGAAAATGACGTGCAGGACGGCAAGGATGTTTGGAAGGTTACACTCGCAGAAACTCTCGGCTCCCTTACCGCCGGTACAGTTCTCGTGGAGGCGGAAAAGGCAGGCGCAACTGTTTCTGCTATGGTTACTAACCCGAACTGCTTTGCTCCATGCGACGTTGACATGCCGTTCCACGCATTGGCTGGCAGTGACAAGTTCTATGCTCCGCGCTACCTCAACGACTTCTGTCTGCTCGGCACTGACGTGGTTATGTGGAAGTCACGCATGAGCCCAATTCCGCCAGCTGTAGAGGCGATGAACAAGAGCCGCTACGCAGAATGGTGGTACGCAGAGAACTAATCGGAAAAACATACAACACAAAAACGAAAAGATATGCCAAAGTTTGATTTTAATAATTCCCGAAAGGCGCGTTTCTTCAGCGACCCAGAGAATACAAGATACTTGCAGAAGTTTATTGACAAGAAGGACATCTTCCATGTAAACTACGGCTGGTATCTCACACAGGGTACTATCGCGCCCGACCTCACGCCTACCAACCATAAGGGCGTGGCTACATTCTCAGTGGAGGCATCCGCTTTGCACGCTGCAACGCTCGCCAACCTCCGTGCTCCGCTCGCAGGTTCGTTCCAGAAGGACAAGGGCGCATTGGCAGTTTATTCTGCCACTATTCCCGACTTCATTACCGACGGCTTCAAGGAAACCGCAGAGGAGCGCAACTACCGCGAGAAGCAGTTTGAGGAGTTTGGCAACGACAGTGACCTCGTAAAGCAGTGGCGCAATGACACCCAGGAGTTGATGGACTCTCTCGACATGACCATGAACTACATGGTGGCAAAGCTGGCTTCAACCGGCGAGCTTGACTATACAGGCATCGCCCGCGGTATTCAGATTCCGCTTCACAAGGTGCCAATTCCAAAGGAGAATTTCAGAAAGTGCGGCAAGCTCGAATGGGCTAACGTTGACTGCAACATCCTCGAACAGATGCGCAAGATTGAGAGCGAGTGGCGCAAGGAGTTCGGTCAGAACCGCCTTGCCCTCGTATGGCAGATGACCTACGACACCTTCTACAACACCTTCCTTGGCAACAAGCAGATTAAGGAGCTGTACATCAACTGGTGCAAGGCCCACTACGTTGCTTATGTTGAGGACTACGGCGTGAACACAGAGATGTTCCTCAAGGCGTTCGCCGACATCCAGGGTATCTCACGCATCGAGATTATTGACGAGGAGGAGCGCAACCTCAAGTTCGACGGCTCGGTTGTCAAGGTTAAGGGCTGGGATGACAACATCGTTGTTCTCCGTCCTGCCGGTAATGCTTTCGAGTACGAGCGCAAGCAGGTTGCTGACAAGCCGATGTTCGAGAAGTACGGAAACAATATCGTTCAGAAGGTGTTCGCGCAGACAAACAAGGGTCTCGGCCTGCTCTGCAACTCTACAATCGCCAACGGCGACTACATGGAGTGGCATACCGACCTCATGTTTGCCGCAGTACCGGCGATGCTCGACTTCCCGTACCGTTGGATTATCGACATCACCAAGAAGGGCGAAGGCGTAGCTGCCTAAACACAAAAGCTATCCGTCCTCCTGTAGCTGCAATCGGCTGCATTTGGACGGATAGCGTAAACAATCTCTGATTTAACTCGAATCGAATTAGCGCATGAAGAAAGGCAATAATATATATACATTGGAGGATGCTCTGTTCAGCAAGGTGCGTTTCAATATACCCGACGACACAGTGCATACAATCCTCATTGAAAGGGCGTTGGACGGGAGCATGGCGTATGCTGACGCTAACCGTGATGACGTTCGCCTTGCCTATGCCGATATTCTAAAATGGCTTGTTCTCGGCCCGAGCAAGATGAACAACACTTCCGACTCTGATAACGGATGGAGCCATACGGAAGGTGGTTTTGAAATATCCGAGCGTGACCGTGCGGAACTCAAGGCGGAAGCCAACGCAATCTATGCGGAGCTTGAGCCAAGTTCGATGTTAAAGAAGAAGTCGTCGTTTAGAATAACCTCTCATGGCGTAAAGCGTGCCGACATTTCGGCGTTCGGATGCCCACTTCCTCACATTATAAAATAAGGATGTATGAGAAAGGCGAACATCAGGAACCCGAGATACCCTCACACGATAAAAATCGTTAGGGTGCTTGTCGGCAAGGCGGACGAGAACGACCCGTTCGCGGATGACGATGCAAAGGTCGGCGAGGATACGGAGATTGTAATCTACGAAGGCGAGGGCCGCAGCTATACCGATACGACTACCGAGGGCGGTAAGAATGTTGACGAGAACAAGAGGAAGGCATCAATTCCTGTCAGATATGACGAATGGGATGCCGGCAGATGTCCTCTTGATGGCGACATGATTTACGCAACGGTCGGCAACAACACCGAGGTCGGAACGGTGAAGGACTGCGAGCCTGACAATAATAGAACTGTTGTTTATTGGGACTTTACAAGGGTTTAGTGTATGGGAAACTTGGCGGAACAATTTGCCATTAAGGCGAAGAATGTTATAGGAAAGAAAACGACGGAAGCGATACTTGACAAGTTGAACTTGGTCGCCATTGAGATGGTTCAGCGCTATGCTGGCACAAAAAACTACTATGACGTAACTGGTAACTTGTTGAACTCATTCGCTGTAGGCGTATATCATCGTAGTAAACTTGTTAGCATCGCAGACGCAACAAATGTCGGTCTTGAACCGCCAACCCGCAGGTCACTTGCAAAAGGTGAAAAGTACAACTTATCCGCCTACTATACAGGAGAGCCTGTAATACACGTTATGCCAGATGGAAAGACGGTATCAAGACCTTTCACTGGTGAATATGGAGGCGGAGGGAAGGATGGAATTAGTGTTGCACGGCGAAGTCTTAAAGCAAGAAAGCCAAAAGCTACATATGCGTTGATTGCTGTCGTTGCGATGGAATATGCAAAATATGTCCAGAACAAGCGCAACCACGATGTTCTTACTGGACTAACTGATGAAATACCAGGTATATTTGAAGGAACGATAGTAACTATATGATAAGCATAAAGACACTATACTACGATGTCGGCAATGCCGTAAAAGGCATCTGTGACAAGGTTTATCCAAGAAACCGCCCGAAGTCTGTCTGCGACAGGCCCGACAGCTATATCGTTGTGTCTTTCCCGTCGAGCATCTACAACAATGAGATGAACGACGACGGCAGTTTCAACGACTATACGACTACCGCGCAGATAGAGATATATGTCCGTGACAAGACATCCGCCAGGAACCCCAATACGTTGAACGTGTCTGCGGTATCCGAGAAGGTCAGTGCGGTAATGACAAAGTTTCCAATCTCAACAGACAACATCATCGTAACCAAGCCGCGTGTCACTCTGCAAACGGACGACGGCGACGGTTTTTCGGTAACGATAATACAGGGCTCGTTAAGAACCAAATAAACGCAAAAATTAAGGTTTAACTAAAAAAGTTTTGAATTATGGCAATGAAGAAAATCGAAGAGTTGAAGGACCTCTTTGTAGGCCCTAAGACACTTTTGTACGCTAAGGCAATCACAGACCTCAGCAAGGCTACTATCGACATTACAGCAGACCTCGAACTGCCTGTTGAGGTTGACTCACTGAAGGCGACAATGGAAGACCCGACCATCAACCACTACAAGGTTATCGGTCTTGCAGGCGACTGGGCGACAACCTCCGAGCTTGGCGACTTCAACGTTGAGTTCGTTGTTCCGTCAAAGGCAAAGGATCTGCTCGCTGCGATGTTTGGCAACGATGCGGTGAGCGAACTTACAAAGGTCACTTTGAAGACCGGCGACACCGAGCTCGACGCGACAACAGGCTTTACCGGCGTTGCTCTTGAGCTTAAGAAGTTCAAAATTCAGGGCACAATCGCAATCGTTGACGATACCAAGACAAACGTCATGGTCATCACCAACATCGCCCTCTACGCTACCTTGCAGTGGGATGAAACAGGCACAAAGCCTGTTGCGTTCAAGTTCTCGGGGTCTATCGAGGGTGCTGGCAAGAAGAGTATCGCTTGGCTTACAAAGGCGGCAGCTGCTTAAAGCAAAAAGCGGCGTAACGCAATCGAATATGAAGCGGAAAGCGGCGGACTTATCAAGGGCCGCGGTTTTCCGCTTTTGTTTTTACAAGACTTAACATCAAGAAAACAGCATGGAAGAAAAGAAGATAGAACAACCCAGCGATGAATTGCAGAAGGCTCTTGACAGCGTATTGGAGGCGGAACCCGAAGCGGTTGTCTTTATGGGCAGGAAGCGCAAAATCGGTTGGCTTAAACGAGGTGCGATAAGAAAGTTTTCGCACGTCACTGCGAATGAGGAAGATGAGTGGAAGCGCGGCGTAAAGTTGTGTGCCATCGTTCTTCTTAATAATTTTTGGAAGCTGCGCTTCTTCTACTGGGCTTACTGGCGTTGGTTGTACTATATCAAGGACTTGGATGCTATCGAGGTCTTGAGAGTTGTTGACGCAGCTAAAAAAAAAGTACCATTGGTAGTGTGCTCGCTGACTACCATATTAGCGACAGGGATGACGGATCTGGCGATGACGATGACGAAGAAAGAAGTGAAAGCTATCCGAGCAGGACAAGCTGGGGGGCAGCATTCTCGTTAGCCGAAAAGTTCCCGTTCCTCTTTGCCACGCGCTACGGCATCAAGGCATACGACTACTGGTGGGGCTACACTTCGGTACAGATAGACCTCATGGTTGCAGACCAGCCCATTATTGTGTACAAGAAAGACAAGAAGCGCAACCCCGACGGTAGTGTCAAGCACACCGCAAAGGAGATGGACGACCTTTGGGATAACTGGGTAAAGAAGAAGGAGAAGGAGGGCAGTCTTGTCGGCAAGAAGATAAGTCTTTCCGATTATTTAAACAACAAAATCTAAACGATAAATATTTCAGGATATGGCAGATGGAAACGTTGGAAGTTTATGGATGAGCCTTGGAATAAAGGACGCTGTGTCAAAGGAGCTGAATAGGATAGCAGACAGCATGACCGGTGTAGACGCAAAGACCAAAAAGGCGCAAGAGAGCATGAGGAAGCTTGCGGAGGAGAATCTTGCGGGGAAGAATGTAGCTTTTTTGGACAGGCTAAAGAAAGCTATTGGCGATTCGACCAAAGAAGCCAAGGAACTGCAAGTCGTTTTTGAGGCTATACGTAGCATTCGAGGCGGATTCTCCTCATTGAATTGGAGCGTCGGAGCAAAAAGCCTTAAAGAGTATTCTGGCATCATTATGAAAATAAATGATGCGTTAGACAAACTATATACTCGGGGTCTTACAGCATCTGGTGACAAGATGTGGGGAAGTGCGACAGGAGCCTTAAAGGTTTTAGAAGGTATATCGAAGATAAAAGAAGAAGGAAATTTCTTTTTTGAAAATTTTTTCAAAACCGATAAAGCTAAGGCAGGACTTGAGGATCTTCAACGCGAGATAATTAAGCTTCAAAAAGAGGGCATGGGCTTGCTTAACAAGAGGACTCTTGACACAGAAGGATTGGCATGGGCTGCTGGATTGGACGATAAAATCTATAAACTTCATAGGGCCTATTCTGTACTTCGAGATGATGAGGAGAAGTTGCTCGCAACAACCGAGAAGAAAAAACCTGTGTGGAAGCAAGATGAGGAGCAGGCAAAGAAGAATGCAGAAGCGGTCAATGTGCAGACCAATGCCCTCAAGAAGCAGGAGGAGCAGCTAAAGGCTACCTCTGCGGCGCAGAAGGAGAAGAATGCAACAGAAAACAAGGCTGCGGCTGCGCCAAAGATACAGCCGTTTGTTGAGGACAAGGGGCTTGACAAAATGCTCAACGATGTTACAGCTGCAAGAGAAAAGGACGCCGCAGCGACACAAACGCAAATAGCATATACGAAAATACTGAATGAGGTTCTTGATGCTTTCAAAGGTAAGGCGAGTACGCTTCTTGGCGTTAAGGACGACAGCGGGCGTAAATACGTCGACATCCTGAACGAAGCAAATGCCGCGATTGAGAAAATGAACAAAGCGAGAGCAGCGGCAATGGTGAAAGAAGGAAAAGACTTTAATCCCGCGAACTATCCCGACCCTACCCCACGCATAAAAAAGGCTCTTGAATACCTCTCCCTGTTGCAGAGAATAGACATCGCTCAGAAACATATTTCAGAGGTCAAGGCGGCAAACCCGAACGTTGACACAAAGAATATAAAGGAAGCCGCAAAGCTCGTTGAGAATTTTCGGAACAAGCTGCTGGCGCTTCAAAACGATAAGTATTTAACAGGTGCGGATGACGCCCATATACTCGGTGCGTATAGAAAGACCTTGGCAATGACGCTCAAGGATGTGGATGCAATTATCGGCAAATTACAGAAGCCGAACCCTTTGTCCGACCTCGACGGTAATTTCTCTAAACTGGATGCGCGCATTGACGCTGTGCGTGAAAAACTCGCCAAGCTACGCGACCTTATGAACGAAGGCACGCAAAAGGGATATAATACTTCAATGTTCGGAGAGCGCATTTCTGGACTTGGAGGCGTTGTGGCACGAATGGAAGCAGCAATGTCAAACAAGAACGGAGAACTGGCGAATGTCGACAAGATGAAGCAACTCTTTAGCGATATTTCTGTCGAACTCAACAAGGCTTCAACGGCAATGCAGGCTTATGGTCGCGAAAAGGCAAAGGCGGTGGCGCAGGAGAGAGAGTTTGCCGTAGCTTCAAAGTTAAGTGCCAAAGATAAAGAAGCCGAATTGAAAGCTTTGTCGGACTACACCAAGCGTTACATGACGCTCGTTGAAGAGAAGCGTAAGGTTGCCGAGAAGGCCGGCATATCTCCGTTCTTCAAGAACGACAATGGTCTTAAAAATATCAAGGCAGAGATAGATACATTACTTGAAAGACTTGGGAGGGTCAGAGAGGATATTACCTTGTATCAGCACGCAATTGGAAGCGGTACGAAGGAGGGTATTTCCTTCGGTCAGCAGGGCTTGAAGGAGGCCAACACTGAAGCAGAGAAGCTGATGCGTTCGATTACCAACCTTCAGAACGTTTACGACACTCTCCGTGTGAGTCAGGTAAACGTTAAGGATTTGATAGGTCAGACACCACAGAAGCAGAGACAGGATGATATTCAGAGAAGAATGTCTGATTATTATTCCAAGCTCGAAAAGGACTCTGCTCAGGCTGCGAAAGATGCGGCCAAGGCGGAGCGCGAGAGAGCTTCGGCAGAGAAGCAGAGGCAGAATGAGTTGAGGAACACAGAGCGACGATACGACTCCCTTGGCAATAAGGTTCGTCAGCTGCGTGCCGAGTTCAGTCGTGGTATTTCTCTTGGAGCCAACACAGATAAGTCGTACGAGGAGATACGTCGTCTTCTCAGCATGATGCGTGTATTGCGTGCTCTTCAGGGAAGTCTTTCCTCGACGGATTGGCGGGAGCATATAGGCAGACTCGGTAATTACGGCGCGGGGCATGATGCAACAATCGCCAACCGTGCCCTGCAAGACCAGAGAGCGATTAACGCGGCGCAAGAAAAGACAAACCGCGAGAAAGAAAAGAGTATTGATTTAGAGCGAAAGCACCAGCAGGAGATTGCAAATTCGGCGGCAAAGGTGCGTAGCGACCTTGTTCGCGCTTTTGAGCAGGCGAAAAACTCCGCCGGTGGTCTTAACTCTACAATGCAGGATTTGAAGTCCCTGGTTATGCAGGGAGGACTTGTTTATGGTATGCAGCAGTTTGCCATGAGTGTGATAAAGACTGGTGGCGAGCTTGAAAAGCAACATATCGCATTACAGAGTATCTTGGGTGATGTACAGAACGCCAACACCATGTTCTCACAAGTTAAACAGCTTGCATTACAGTCGCCGTTTACTTTCTCTGAATTAAACCGAGATGTAAAACAGTTGGCGGCTTACGGAGTAGAGTACGACCAGTTGTATGACACCACAAAGCGACTCGCAGATATGGCATCGGGTCTTGGAGTCAGCTTCGAGCGAATAGCTTTGGCGTTCGGACAGGTACGCTCTCGCGGTTGGCTTGATGGCAAGGAGCTGCGCCAGATTTCCTACGCAGGTATTCCGTTGTTACAGAAACTTTCCGAATACTATTCAAAGCGTGAAGGCCGCAAGGTGTCTACAAGCGAAGTAAAAACCCGCATATCGGGACGCGGCGTTGATTTCGAGGACGTAAAGAACGTCTTTTGGGAAATGACCGATGCGGGAGGTCAGTTCTACAACATGCAGCTTGTGCTTTCAGAAACGCTTCTTGGTAGATTCAATAAACTCAAAGATGCGTGGGAAATTATGCTTTCAGAGTTTGCAAGCGATAGCAACATCGTTGGAAGCAATCTAAAGCATATACTCGACCTTGTTACAAATCTTGTACAGGCGTTGCACACGATGGCACCTGTTGTTGTCGCGGCATTTAGCGGTTTTGCATTGAAAAGACTGCAAACCTCGCTTGGCGGTGGCATCGGTGCTGCGTTATTGTCTGGCAAAGCAAGTATGGCTTCTGATATCCAAAAGAAGGTGTTACTCGGAGAGAAAACAACAGCACAAGAACTCCGTCTGCTTGCTACAAAGAAGCTTATCACATCAGAGGATATAAAAGCACTTTCTTTAGCGAAAGCGATTAAAAAGGTCGACCTCGAAAGAATGTATATAAATGGGCAGATAAGCAGATCTATATACAAAGACGGCATGACAGATTTTGCGGGTACTGGAACCTTTGGTTCGCGCCGCAAGCTCGTAGAGGCGAGACAGAATGGTGGATGGTGGAATAAAGCGAAAGCCGCTTTTATTGGATTGCAATTAAGAACGAACGCTTACTTTACAAATCTAAAAATACAATTCGCCACTACAGGTGGTTTTTGGAGAACGTTCGCACTTAAAGGAATGTCTGCATTCGCAATACTCACAGCTGGCGCAAGGACTATGGGAGCGACATTGCTCGCTGCCGTCGGCGGATTGCCTGGCCTGATTATTACTGGCGTTACGATGGGTATATCTTATATGTACACAAAGAGTGCTGATTTAACGAATAGGATTAATCAAACAGCGAACGAAATTGAAGACCGCATAAAACAGCTAAACGACTTTTTGCGCGAAAATGACACCGCAAAGGTATTATCCGGAGGGGATATAAAGGAGGTTGATAACCTAATTGACGCATACAAAGAAAAGCTAAAACAACTTGAGCCTTACAATTACAACAATCTTGTAATGAAGGCTGACGAGAAGCAAAGCCATGAGGAGCGTCTGAAATATCTTGATGAGGAATTAAAGAGGTTGCGTGATGCAGAGATGATTGCTAAGTCCAAAATGGGAAATCGCGATAATTATTCGGACTTTAGCGGGGCGATAACACGGTCAAACAGAAACTATGAAAGACTGGAAAAGACAACCGCCCAAAATATGAGTGACAAGGGCATGGACTTTGCATCTGCGAGAAGCGCGGCATGGAAAGGTTTACAGCCTTATCAGAAGGGCGACATGGTAAATCCGATAAAAAAGGTTATACTTAAACAATTCGGAGATATTTCTAAAGACGAAACTATGCGCCTTGCTGCGATGCAAGCCATGAGCAACATTTTTGCTTCCATGGAAATACCAGAGAGTAGAGCCAACATGATAAGAGCATCGGTCTTACAAGCATTTGGCATTGGAGATAAAGACTCATGGTTACAGGAAGAGGCTAAAAACAAACTTAGCGATTTGCTTGACAGTATTGCTCCGACTATTGCAACAAAAATACGCTCGGGGCAAACTCTCAACGAAGCCGAAAAGGCGAAAGTTGAAGAGTTGATGCAAGATGCAAAAAGAGGGCTTACGGGGCAATACCCGGAATTTGAAAAGGCTTTACAGGCACTGCTTGATGCGTCCAACTTCGAGGCTGTTATAAATCTTGTTTTTAAAGATAGTAAGTTTAATGATGTTCAAAATGAGCTTCTTGGCAATCTTCCAAAAATGCCACTTGGCGTTGGTGACCCAGAAACACAAGCGAAGAAGCAGAAATTTGCGCAATCTTGGGGAAAGGAGGGGTCGTGGACTAAAGCAAGAGAAGCCGCTAACGCTGATGTAGCTGCGAAAAAGAAGGAATACGAAGCTGCAAAAAAAGCAAAATCAAAACGGCAGGATGAATTAAAAAAGGAGTGGCAGCTGGCAGAACAGACCGCAAAGGAATTAAATCTGTTCGACGCAAAGAAAGATAAGAACAAAGGCCCGAAGAAAGACTCCGCTCTTGAGTCGCTTCGTCAGCAGTTTGAAGATTTCAAGGCCGCTCGCCAGTGGTACCAGAAATACATTGGCATAGGAAACACGCAGAGCGAGGCTATAGGAAAGGTTAAGAGCCTATTCCCCAACCTCGACTGGAAGAAGATAGACCTTTCCAAGTATATGGAGAGTCTTGAGGCAATGATGCCTGGCCGCGGCTTCTGGAATACCACCGACCGCAAGAAGTTTCATACGCAAGTCAACCGCGAAAAGGCAGAGTGGCAGTACTCTGAAATCGACAAGGTGGAATGGGAGCGTGTATCTTCAAACTTCAAGGAGGCACTGGAGAAAGGCGTGAAGCAGGCGAACTTGCAGAAGGAACTGTACGAGAAGACCGGCAGTCTGGATTTCGCCAAGCTCGCCTTTCAGGACGGCGCGGTGTGGGATAAGCAGACAAGAAAGATGGCGGAGGACTTCAAGAAGAACTTCGGGCACGATGTCAACCTCGGAATGACCGAAGCCGACGCAAAGGTTCTGTATAAGGACACGCCTCTCGCTCTTGAGGCTTGGCAGAAGATAACGACCTTGGTAAAGGACAATTATGTCAAGAGCTTGCAGCAGGCTGCGGACATCATCGCACAGACAGCAAGCACGCAGGAGAAGATAGCCGCCATCTACGCCAAGTATGAAACGCCTATTGCACAAGCGGAAGAAGCGGGAAACTATGGTCTTGCTTCTCGTTACACGCGCCAACGGGACAAGGAAGTGAACTCTGCTAAGACGGAAGCCTTCAACAAGAGTAGTGACTATATCACGTTCTTCGGAGCGGTGTCGCAGCTCGGCATGGACAGGGCATCCGAAATTGCTTCGCAGATACGCGAGAACATTAACCAGGCACTTGCTGACGGAACCATTGACGCTCGCGAGTACGGCAAGCAGATACAGCAGCTTGACGAGCAGTTGAACAAACTCTCAAGTGGCAAGAAAAACTTCTTTAATTCTGGTCTTAGTGGTGTCGCCGAACAGAGAGTAAAGAACGCCAACGAGAAAATTACAGCTGGAGCGGCATTGAAGCAGGAGGGCGAGAGAATGCAGCAGGAGGCTAACACGGAGCTAATAGAAGCGTTCTCAAACTTGGATTTTGATGCTGTCGATGAAATCGTTGCTAAAATGCTTGAGGGGCATGAAAAGGAAGAAAAGGGTGACGCGAAACTCAAACAGGGTCAAAAAGAGGCTAAGGCCGCCAATGAGTTCAAGGAATCTATGGCGAATGTCAGTGCCGCAGCAAGTAAAATCAATGAAAACATCCAAAGCATTGTCGCCACGTTCAATGATATGAAGGACACAGCGAGTGCTCTTGGCGTTGATACAGAAAACGACGGATGGCAAGATGCAACGGCATTCTTTAATTCCCTCGGCGGTGTTTCAAGTTCCATTTCAAATATGGTCACAAGTGCCATGTCTGGCAATGTCGGTGGTGTTCTTCAAGGAGTTGTTGGCATCTTCACCTCTCCATTTAAGGCATTTGCTGCGGCGCACGATGCAAAGTTAGAACGCCAAATCAAACTCGCAGAGCGAAATATAACGGAACTTGAGCGCTTGCGCAACGATGTAAAGACAGCGATTGAAAATACCCTTGGCGGTGTCTATTCCTACAAAATGGATGCGGATACACGTAAAAGATTGGGCAACGTTACTAATTCTTACGAAAAAGCAGCAAGAGGAGAAAGTAAAAAGAGCCAATATTCCTCTGATACGTACACTACTGCTAAAAAATCCCTATCCGACCCAGGCAATGCTTACCTCGCTGAGCAGGCTTCCCTCATGGCACAGAAGGATGAAATGCAGAGGCAGTTAAACGCTGAGGAGGGCAAGAAGAAGAAGGACAAGGATAAGATTGCCGACTACAAACAGCAAATCAAGGAGATGGAAACGACCATTAACAATTTTGCAAAAGACTTTCTCAAGGACATCTATGGCGTAGATATGAAGGCGTGGGCAAGCCAATTAACCGACGCAGTTGTAAGCGCATGGTCAAAAGGTGAGGACGCTATTGATGCCTACAAGAAGAAGGCAAAAGAAATGGTAAAAGACCTTACCAAAAACATCGTCTCTCAGAAGGTAATGGAGGTTGCTCTACAGGGGCCGCTTGACAATCTGACGGAAATAATCAAGCAGAAAGGAAAGCTTGAACCAGAAGATGTCGTTAAGGTTGCGGATGATTTGTATAACGGCACCAACAATGCAGCCGAGAATATCACAGCAATCCTCGAACGCTTGAAGAATATGGGACTCGACTTGTCGGAAAATGGCGATGGAAGTGTGACCAACGGCATCAAGAATATCACTGAGGAAACTGCGGATATTCTCGCAAGTTACGTCAATGCCATCCGTCTTGACGTGAGTGTTAATCGTGCGCAGGTCAAGGACATCGGAGAACTATTGAAGATGCGTCTTCCCGAAATGGGTCAGATACAGAAAGCGCAGCTCGGGCAGCTCACGCAGATTGTCATGCTTGCGGAAGCTCGTAACGAGAAGCTCGATCGGATGATGGATTGGATGAACTCGGTATCTACAAGTGGCAGAAAAAAGCTCTATATTAGCTGATAAAGTGTATATTTATTGTTAAAATTGCGGATAGTTATGTATTAATTTGTATAATTATCCGCTTTTTATTATTTTTGAAGAAAATTAGGTATATTTATGCAACACTACAATGTCTTTATACAAAAAGAGCAGACTGGAGCGGTGGTAAAAGAAACCGTAGCTGACTTTGATGTGTGGTGCGCCTCCATACCGTTCGACATCGGCATGGAGGTCAAGGAGCCAGTGGTAAGGGATTGGAAGGATGAAAACGGAGAAGACGCATACCTCGGTGACAGCCTTAAATTCGCAGCATACGACATGACCGTAAAATGGTGCTGCAAGGGTGACAAGTTTTCAGCTAACGCAGTAATAAGAAAATTTCTGAACTACCTCAGCGGACGCGACGGAAGCGGTATGAAGATGAAGATGTACTGCGACTGGACTAAGGTAGGAAGAAGACACATCCGCCTCAAGAAGGTATCCGACGACGCAGACCTGCACCGCGACGACGAGGGAGATGTGGTAACGTTCTCTACGGTGTTGAGAGTTGAAGACCCCGTAACGGAAGTGACATTAAGCAAATAGAGATATGGAATGGAAACTTTATCATAAGAATGGTGCACCGCTGCGTGACACCAACGGCAAGGAAAGTTCCGTTCATTCGCTAAAATACGACGGCGAGTGGATGGGCGAATGCTCGGTATCTGTATCTATAGAGAATGAGGCTCCAATAGACTTTGAAATTGGTGATTATCTAATATATCGAAATGAACGTTTTGAATTAAACTACGACCCAGGCAAGGCGAAACAAGGCCGTAAAAATACACTCGGCAATTCGTTCAAGTACCAAGATGTAAAATTCAATTCTTTATCTGACGAACTGACAAGAGCAGAATTTTTAGATGTAGTCTTAAACGATAACGAGCTACATTATACCGCCCTGCCCGTCTTCCAATTCTACGTGGAGTCGTTGGATGACTTACTCGACCGTTTGCAGGCATGTATGAATGAACAAGTTGGCGAAAACAAATGGCTATTCTACTCGCGCAACTGGAACAGAAGCAATGCGAGAGGATGCAACGCAGCAAGATGGGAGGAGATATATGGAGGTGATACGTCAAATCCCGACAACACGGGAGTCTCTGATACCAAAATAACATCAACATCCATTAGTATCGACAAGCAGACGGTGTGGAAAGGCCTTGCGTTGGTAAATTCCCAGTTCGATGTAAACTTCATAACGCGCAACAGAGAAGTGTTTGTTGGTACGTCAGGACTGCCAACACGTAACGTTTTCAAGTACGGAAAGGGCAACGGCTTGTACGAGGTAAATCAAGATGCTGAGGCAGACCAACAAATAGTTACACGTATGAGAGCATACGGTTCTGACAAAAATATTCCTGACAGATACTATGCAACACTAAATATGGAGGTTTGGTCTAAGCCTTCTCGCGTCATACAAAACGAAGTTTATGGTGAAATTTGCAATATAGAATTTTATATCGACGACATACCCATCGAGCGTGCTTCCGTATATTTTACGTATCGAATTGGCGGTGGCCCAGGATACGATACATACTCTGTGAATATCCATGATGGTGGAATGGTTGTTGAAGCCAAGGTCAATGTTGGCGTAGAGCCTTATTACCATAATCACATTAGTTTACAGATATTAGGCGGAAAAGGATATGATATTACAATAGAAGAAGCTAAAGCATGCTTTGCTGCGATACAAGAAGCAGGTAGGGTGCATTTCGTCAGCGGTGTCAACAAAGAAGCCTTTCCTTCTAATAGGAGGGATTATGCAGCTGGCGCGCATCTGCCAAACAATATGGCGTGCTTTAACCTAATGCTACCTGGTTTTCCTTCTATATCCTTACAAGACTGGTGGAATAACCACCCCGAGAAGCATAAAGAATTAAACCCAACAGGTGCAAAATTGCGCTTTTCTAAGCGTGCAGACCGTCCGTGGATAGAGTCGCCTGCGGCAGACGTTATCGGTGTGCGTCCCGGTAGCGTGTTTTTTGACACCGAAGATGTAAAGGAAAAGACCGTTGAGATATATCCCACTATCAAGGAAATGGAAGTAGACGGTGTGCGTATTGACGAAATTGCAGTTGGTTCAAACATCGAAGATAATGGTGTATTCAAAGAAGGCGCAACAGTTCCTGGGTTTAAACTCACTCTAAAAAAAGAATTAAACTTTGACATTAACGCTCTGAAACAAAGTGACTTCTCCGTTACTATGGTCGACGGAATGTGTGCAGGACGTAAATTCAAGGTGAGTGGCAGTACAAAAGAAAGCGGGCAGTGGGTTTTGACATTGCAGCGCGTGGAGGATATTGGGCTATACTTTCCGTACAAGGACTTTCAGATTAACGCTGGAGACCATTTTGTATTATCCGGAATAACCCTCCCGACACAATACGTGGATGCTGCATCTGAGAAATTACTACGCTACGCCATCGCTTGGCTTATAGAAAACGACCACACCAAGCATACATATGCTCCGAAAATAGATGAAATTTACATGGCCCGCCAACACGACGAGGCTATGGAGGATACCACTGGTACTACAAAGAGTCTACATGATACTATTAAAGAAGGGGATATATTTCAGTTTAGCGACGAGGATTTTGGTATCAGTGCAGACGTTGTAATTGATAGTCTCTCCATAACAGAGAAAGAAGGGGCGATACCAACCTACGAAGTATCATTGCGCGATAACAAAGAGGTTAGTACACTACAAAAAATACAAGACAAGATAACGGCAATAAGTAATAGCACAGGAGATTTTACGCCCGCACAAGTTAAGGAATATATCCAAAGCGAAGGTTCAAAGTATTTTCTGTCGAAGGTCAAGACAGATGTAGCAGAAAAACTTATCCGCTTTTGGGAAGGTATCGCATTCGGCGAACAGAGCGACAATAACCCTCTCGGCATCTCCTCTGACGGCATCGCCACACTCAAAGAGATTGTGTCGGCTGCGTTCCATTCGGGTGCGCTCGGCTCTGGCTTTAAGCTTGGTGATTATAACGGAAGTGGTGATAGTTACTTGGAGGTAGACCGCCTGCTTGTGCGCAAGGCTGCGGAGTTCGTAAGGCTCGTAATCCGAGAGCTTCAAAGCGTAGGTGGTGAGATTGTTCTGTCGCCTGCTGCCATGAAGATTAGCAATGTGGTCTATTTCGAGAAAGGTGTGTATCTTCCCGAATATGAAGCTCTTCCTCTGCGCTACAATGTTTACCGCTGCTACTTCTCGCAGAAGAAAGGCGACGAAGAGATTGAGAACCAGTTCGTCGAGGACGACCTTGTGCGCTGTCAGACGTTCAACGTCAAGGAGGGCGTGAGTGAGAACGTGAAGAACAGATACTACTGGCGTAAGGTGTACAAGGTAGGCAAAGATTTCATTGATGTGCTTGCTGATTTCTGCGATACTGGCAGCGATATTCCGCAGGCAGGTGACGAGCTTGTACAGATGGGCAATACGACGGACACGGCACGCCAGTCGGTCGTTGTCCTATCGGCATACGGAGCGGATGCGCCTTCTTTAAAGATGTACGAAGGCGTAGATAGCTACTCGTTAGAAAACAAGGAGGTCTTTGTCCTGTCGCGCAAAGAGATGTTCGCCATAGCCGATAAGTTTAGGTTCGTTACGCGCAAGGCTAATGGCGAGATAAAGAGCACACAGTCGTTTGCGGAGCTTGTAATATCCGTGGATGGACTCAGAACAACGGTCAACAGCAACAAAGAAGAGCTTGACGGCGAGATAAAAAGCACGCAGTCGCAGATAACACAGACCGCAAATGATATAAGAACAGAGGTTAGGAGAGACTACTCTACCAAAAAGGATGTAAACGACCAAATAGCAGCGGTTAGCTCTTCTATAACACAGACCGCTACACAGATAGCGATGAAGGTGGGCTACACTCTTGCCGAGCGACGTAACCTGCTCGTCGGCTCGTTGTTCCGCAAGCAAGGCGAGGGTTTCTTTCTTCTACGCTCTAAGATATATCGCACGTCGGCGCATGAGGGTGCTAATGTGATATTCGCACCAGAAGCTAAAGCAGGCGGTGTGCAATGGGGTGGAGCGGCGAACTCTCACAACATACACGTCACCAAGGGCAAGACGTACACGCTGGCTTTCTGGGCACGCACGAAGTCTGCCAGAGTAGAAATTGTGGGCGAGACGATATGGCATAGCTCGGCAACCGACACGTCGCGACCAAGTGGATATACCGGTCCTAACGGTAGTGCGAATTTAGGCGGCGTAACGATAACGCCAAGCAACGGATGGTATCTCTACCAAAAAACCTTTACCGTGGCAGCGAACGCTCCTTATGAGTGGATTTCCGTGGCGTGTCTAAAGGCTAACGCATCTACTGCAAGTCAGCAGGTGTACATCGCCCACCCTATCCTCATAGAGGGTACGGCGGAGGACTTTGTGTGTTGGAGCGCATCGCCTGACGACTACGACTACATCGGGGGCAATCTTCTCGACAACACGCGCACGTTCGCCAAATCCGGCAATCTGATGCGAATGGATGCGTCAGTGGTCACTAACGAGTCGTACAACAACGGATGCTCGGTAATATATGCCAACGCAGCCTCCAAATACATTGAGATGGCGCAGTGGAGCGTTAGTTCTATCATCAAAAAAGATGAGGACTATATGTTCTCGTTTATGGCAAAAGGTTCCGGCAGCATCGACGCATACATGTGGAGTGGTTCTAATCTAAGCATATTCGCCGAGGACAGCGAGCGCGATACAACAACGAGCAACGCCGACGGAGGTCGTCGCTTCTCTCTCACAAGCGAGTGGAAGCGTTATTGGGTACACTGGCGTTCTGAGGGCACTGGCATACCTAATTATGTCTTAATCCGTTGTTTGCAAGGCGGAAAGGCGTGGGTGACAATGCCGAAGTTGGAGGTGGGTGCAACGCCTACCGATTGGATAGAGGGCAAGAGTGGTTTTATCGAAGACAGTGGCATTGCAGCAGATCGCACGGTTCTATCGGGAGAAATTTCACCCGATTCTGGTGGGCATCACCGGCAGCGTGGGAAAGACGACCACCAAGGAAATGATCGCCTGCGTACTGGAATCCCAGTTCTGCACCCTGAAAACACAGGGCAATCTGAACAACGAGATCGGGCAGCCGAAAACACTGCTGGGGCTGGAGGACTGTCATCAGGCGGCAGTCATTGAAATGGGC